TGACTCTATAGCCATTAAAATACTTTCGTTCATCATTTTAATCTCCTTAATTAAAAATCGTTTTTACATTTGTTCTATAATTCAGCACAAGCGTTGACGAGTCGCTCTAATTCCTCAAACAGCGAGGCGGTAGAGCGCTTGTTTGCCCTGGCGTTTATAAGCTGCTTTCCTACCGCACAAAATGCGGCGAGGTTACGCTCTTTACTTTTAGAGCTTTCTACAAGTTGTCTTGCAGCTTTTACCTCCTGTCGGGCTTCTCGCATTTCGTCGTATTCTTTTGCTGTAAGCTGAACATTTGCCGTTACGCCTTTAGGTTTGCCTCCGCCACGGAGGACATATAAACGGTTACGCGTAGCGTCCTGTGAGCGGTTAAGCTCGTCCGCAAGGTCGGCTATTGTTTTACGCTCCTTTTGATAGCCCTTTAACAACAGCTCGTCCTCCGCTTCCGTCCAAGCACCCGATTTAATGTTTTTCTCGGGTGTAAAATCGTGCCCGCATTGAGGGCACTTAATCGGTTTGCACATTTTCACACCTCCTTGCTTTCAAGCCATTGTTTATAGCAATCTGTGCAATTTTTTTCCTTGTTGTAGTTTGTATAACATTTGAATGGGAAATTTTCTGCTTTTGCTACTTTAAATAAAAACTCCGCCATTTCGTTGACGCTCATATTTTTTATTTTGTCAAAGTTTGTGTATGGCTTTAATAACGAGGTGGTCTTTTCCTCTTTAGGCTCTCTGTAGTCTGCTGCTAAACCTAAACACATAATTTACGCCTCCTTTTTATAAACATATTTGCGTTGCTTTTCGTCGTATTCCGCAAGCGGTAATGTGGCAACATCTTGTAAATTTGCTTGATTTTCTTTAAAATAGTCCCAATGCTTTTTTATGTGTTCAATAGTGCCGCAGGCAAGCCCGCTCAATTCGTGCGTTATATAGGTTGAGCTGTCGTCGGCTAACGGCGGGCAATCTGTAAAGAAATTAACACCGTTAATTATGATTTTTTTGCCTTTCTTTAGTGCTCGGGCTGCTTTACCGTCGAACATCTTAATAGCAATATAGTATTTATCTTGATAGGCTTTGTCTTGTGTGTAGTCCTCGAAAGTAGAGCAAGTGTTATCGTCGTCAATTTCTACCATTCCCGCCATACATTCGTTACACTTTAGATGTTTGCAATTTTCCATATAGCACCATATAGACGGCATTATTTTGTACCTCCTTTGTTTTAATTAAACAGCGTTAATTGTACGGGTGGAGGGTTGGCTATGTATTCGTCAACTTTCCTGTTAACCTCCTCAAATGGCACTCCGTACTTAAAGCCACGAGCTACGGTGTTTTCCACTTTTGAAAGTGCCTCAAGTTCTTTCCACTTTTCGGGCTCTTCCTGTTTTAACTCGGCAAGTTCTGATATAGGCTGATTAGGACAAAACCAACAGCCACCTCGTTTTTTATTGCCGTTATATAACGGCGATAATAAGTTGTATTTATTGCAAATCGCTTTTGCCTGCTGCTGTGTTTTATTTTCTTTTTCGAGTAATGATATTTGGTTTTTGCGCTTGTGCATTTTTTCAAGCCTTTTCGGCTCGTCTGCACAAATGCCTATATACTCGAATATTTCATATTGCTTTTTTAGCGGTCGTAGATACTCCTTAATAGGTCGTGTTTTCTCTTGCTGCAAAACGCAAAAACCGCCCATTAAAAAACCGTAATATTTTCCGTTGTTTTCGGGGTATTTGCTTTGCTTCCTTATTTTGTAGAAATAATACAAATAATCTCTATCAGAGGAAACAACCTTTACGGAATATCCCCAAGACTCAAATAGTGGTATAGCTGTATCAAATATCCATTTTATATGGTTTGTTTTATCTGCGTATATTTTTCGCTTTTTATCAAACCACACAAGGGATATAATAATTAAGTCGACAGGCAGCCCGAGCTCGTGAGCTAAAATAATAGTAGCTGTTGAGTCTTTGCCTCCGCTCCAAGATACAATATGAAGCGGTAGCTTTTCCGTACTCATACAGAGCCCTCAAGCTGCTTTAACGGTTGCTCGTCCGAGAGTCCGCCCATAAGTGCATACATTTTTTGCAATTCCTCGGGCGACAGTTCCTCGCCGCGTTCGCCGTCTTTGAGATTTCCGAAAATTCTATGTTTTTGAATAAATGCTTGCAGCAGAGCCTCGCGCTCTTTTTCCCATACGCGAATATAGAAAGAAAATAAAAACTCTATTTCCGCTTTTTGCGCGGCGGTGCAATGTACGCCGAGGCGCGTTTTACATTTTCTACCGCTGTTTGTATAGCACAAATTATAAAAACTGTTTTTATCATCAGTAATTTTATATATAGTTTGTTTTAGGAGGCTTTCTTGCTCTTTTCCGTGATATTCAAGCTCGTAGTATTTGACTGTTTTCTCGTCGAGTTCATCAAGCGTGATAGCGTATTTTTTAAGCAGCTTTTCAAGGATAGCCTGCGCTTGTACTTTTTCGCCGCCAACGCCGCGCATTGCAAGCGCGTACAGTTTCTTGAGCCTTTCTTTTTGGTCTGTCATTCTTGCGCCTCCTCTATATAGTCGAGTGCCTCTTCGAGAGAAGAAACAGCAGACTCTAAAGCGTCAACGGCTGCCTCTGCTATTTCGTAGCGTTCGGAATTTTGGAGGTTTTCGGGCATATTTTCCTTGTATTCTTCCTCCTCGTCGCGTACCGCTTCGAGTTTGTCTTTTGCTTCCGAGATAATGTCGTAAATGTCTTGTAATGCTTTTCTGCGTGGATTGTTCATAATAAAATCACTCCGTTTTATTAAAATATTTATCTTTAGCAGCAGGCTTTTTTATGCCCCCTGCGTTTGATACTCTGCTGTACGGCTTTTTGTGCCTGTTCGGCGTTGTAGCCGCTTCGCCCGTTTTTATCAAGTAACCCCGTATTGCCTCGCTCAAATTCTCTGTAAATAGTTGCAAGGTGTACGCCAAGAGCCGAGGCTATCTCGTTAAAACTTGCGTTATTGTTATACAACGCCTCAAATTTCTTTCGGTCGTCAAATGTCAAATATCGGCAAGACATATTGTTGCTCCTTTCATTGTTGTGTTGGCGAAATGAGGAGCAGGGCTCGCCCTGCTCCTCATTCCCTTATGCTAAAATCCTATAACGCGCTCGAGTCGCACCTCTGCGTTGCTCTATCCTCGTTATAGGCAAAAGCCAATAAAAAAATAAGTGCGTAAGGCTCTTTTAACCTTTCGCACTTATTGTAAAACTTTATATTACTTTTTGTAAAATATAATTGTTGTTTACACTTTCAGGAAATTAATGTATAATTAATCCGTAAATATTTTAATTAAGGAGTTTATTATGCTTTACAATTTAAAAAAGGATAATTATAAAACTTTTAATGTTTATGAAAAAAATATTCTTGAACCCCGTTCATATTTTATTCCTTTCCCAAGTGCTGAAGAAATGCTTAAAACAGATATAAGAACAGAAAGGTACAACTCTTCTATGGTTGCTGTTCTGTCAGGTGAGTGGGATTTTAAATATTATTCAAAGGTTTCTGAAATGCCGGATACGTTTGATACAGATAATACTGAAACTGATGTAATACATGTTCCGTCTGTGTGGCAGTTTACGGGTTATGAAAAACCTTATTATGTTAATATACGTTATCAGTTTCCATGCAATCCTCCGCACTTTCCTGAGGATTGTTCTGCAGGTGTTTACATAAAAAAATTTATTCTTGAGGAAATAAATGGCTGCTACAACTTAATGTTTCTTGGTGCAGCAGGCGCTCTTGATGTTTTTATTAACGGAAAATATGTAGGATACAGCGAGGGCAGCCACAATACTGCTGAGTATGAAATAACCGAATTTTTGCAGCAGGGAGAAAATGAACTTGTGGCAGTGATTCATAAATGGTGCAGCGGAACATATCTTGAGTGTCAGGATATGTTCAGAAACAATGGAATTTTCCGTGATGTACTGATTATAAGAACAGGTAATAATTCAATTTATGATTTTGAGGCAAAAACAACATATAACGGAGATGGCTCTTATATGCTTGATGTTATTCCGTCCTTTAAAATTACAGATGAGGTTTCATTTACAGCCGAGATTAAGGACGGAGATACATTAATTGCATCAAAGTCAATTAATGTATGCCCCGGAAAGATTGATAAGCTTACTTTTGACGTGCTTGATGTTGAGGAATGGAGCGCAGAAATTCCAAAGCTTTATAATTTGTATCTTTCTCTGTCTAAATCAGGAGAGATTATAGAGATTATAAGAAAAAGAATTGGTTTTAAGCATATTGAAGTTAAAGGCAATGTTTTTTATTTTAATAACAAGCGCATTAAGCTGCTTGGAGTTAATCATCATGATACGAATCCGAAAACCGGCTATGTTATGACAATAGAAGATATGGAGCAGGATATAAAGCTGTTTAAAGAATATAATGCAAACTGTGTACGTACTTCTCATTATCCTCCTGATCCTGCATTTCTTGATTTGTGCGATGAATACGGAATTTATGTTGTGGATGAAGCAGATATTGAATGTCACGGTGTAGTTGAAATCCATAAACCGGATCTGATAAGTAAAAATACTCAGTGGCAGAATCATTTCTGGGACAGAGTTTACCGTATGTATCAGCGGGATAAAAACCATGCAAGTATAACAATGTGGTCCTTGGGAAATGAATCCGGCGGACCTAAATGCCAGGATTTCTGCTATAAAAATCTTAAGGAATTAACATCAATACCCATTCACTATGAAGGAGCATGCCGAACACCGCGCTGGTCCTATGATATACATTCCGAAATGTATACTAATCAATTTATATGCAAAAAAATTGCAGATGGCAGGGGGCTTCCTTCAAAATACTATAAAAAGCCGTTTTATCTTTGCGAGTATGCACACGCTATGGGTGTTGGAGCAGGTGACTTGGAAAAGTATGTTAAGCTTTTTTATTCTGGTGATAATATGATGGGCGGATGTATATGGGAATTTGTTGATCATGCTGTTTATAATGAATCCGGTGATTATAAATACACATATGGCGGTGATAACGGAGAATGGAAGCATGACGGCAACTTCTGCGTTGATGGTTTATTCTTCCCTGACAGAACTCCTCATTCCGGAGCTTTGCAGATGAGAGCATGCTATCGTCCCGTAAGAGTGAAAAAGCTTAATGACAGTGAATTCGAATTTTTTAATCATAATTATTTTAGAACAGAGAATCTTAATATAAAATATTCAGTCCGCAATAACGGAATTGAATCTGATTCCGGAGAGTTTTCGATTACTGTTGAACCTCAGCGTACCGTTAAACATTCTCTTAATATTAAGTCTAGCGGCCATACTGCTTTAATTTTCAGTTATTACCGTGGGGATGATTTTGTTGCCACAGAGCAAATAGTTCTATGCAATGAATATAAGTATAAGGAGCTTAAGGCTGTATCATCTGCTCCGGATGTAAAAGACAGTGAAGGCAGAATCATTGTTTCTTTTGACGAAGGTGAGCTGATATATAATAACTCAACAGGTGAAATTGAAAGCTATGAATTCAATAAAAAGCAGTTTATAAACCAGATTCCGCTGAATGCGGCAAGGGGCATAATTCCGCAGCTTTATCGTGCACCTATTGATAATGATATGTATTTAAACAAGGCATGGCTGAAAAAGGGTTTAGATGAGCTGTCTTTTGAATGTATGCCGTCAAAGAATAAACCATATGAAATTATCGGCAGCTCGGTAGTAATAAAATCCGAATTTAAACTCAGTACTCCTAAATGCAGAAATGCCGGAAAATACACTGTGAATTATTCAATCAGAAAAAATGGAGAAATTACGGTTGATTATGAATTTTCAAGACTTCCGTTCAGATATGTTCCGCGTCTTGGAGTTTCGCTTGAAATGCCTAAGGATTTTTCCAATGTCAGATATTTCGGGCTGGATAAGCAGAGTCTTTCCGATTTTCATGAGCACGCTGTTTTTGATGTTAAAAGCCTTAAGGTTTCGGATATGCATGAGCATTATATTAAACCGCAGGAGAGCGGAATGAGATATAACACATACTGGGCTGAAATAACGGATAATGACGGCAGTGGTTTACGGTTTGAAAGTGAAAACTCATTTGTTTTCAATGCTAATCATTATAATGTAAGCCAGTGTGCAAAGGCGCGTCATGCAGAAGATCTTAAGGAATATGATACCGTTAATGTCCATATAGATGGATTTATGATTGGTGCCGGTTCAAATTCCTGCGGACCTGCACCTGCAAAAGAGC